TGTTTACATATTCTTATTGTACTACTGTACTATGTGGTTCATGGAACTTGATGCCCCCACCATGGAACAATCGGGACTTATCAGTATCGTAGTTGGTGCTGGTGCAGCTTGGTTTGGTCTGTATGCTGGGACAGCTAAAGATAAAATCAACGGCCAAGGCGGAAACAAATAACCAATGGCAAACGAAATCGATAAGCAGTTAGAAGAGGCCGCAAAGACTCTTAAACCCGCATTTAAAAAAGTTGTAGATACTCTTGCAGAATCCAATAAAGAGTTTGCTGTAACAGCAGCTAACTTTAGAAATTCTACAAGAGATTCTTTTGCTGGTGCTCTCACGGCAAACAAACTTAAGAATACTTTAGAAGAAGTAGCACAAGGTCTTAAGGAAGGTGAGGGTGAGATAGCTGGTATCGATTTTGGTGAGTTTAAAAAAGTAAACGATAAGATAAATTCACTTGAACAAAAACGTGCAGAAAGATTAGAAACTGCCAACAAGAAAGGTAATGTTCTTTACAAAGCACGTGTAGCGTTTGAGAAGGCGGAAGCCGCTGAACTGGAAGCTGCGACAAGAGGAAAACAAGTCACAGGTGCAGCTTTAGAAAAACTACGAACAGCGAGAGAGGAAGCAGAAAAAACTCTAGCTGAAAAGACCGCCCAACAAACCAAATCATTTGATGAAAATATTGAACGTGAAAAAGAAAACAGAAAGGAATACCAAGACCAGTTAGACAAAGCTCTCGAAGAGATGCAAAAAGAAAGCATGGAATACATGGAAAACATGTCAGGTGCATTCAAAAAACTTACTGGTATTGACCTCATGGGTGCGTTTGACTCTATGGTTGAAAATGTAAATGCTATCGGTACATTATTTACTAGAGGCAAAAACACAGATGTATTCGGTGATATCGTTGGTGGTATTCAGAACATGGGTGAAAATATTTCTAATGGTTTAGCCAAAGCACGTGAAGGTGCTAAGGTAATGGCAACTAATTTAATGGCATCAGGTAAACAATTTCTTAAACAAGGGAAAAAGTTTGCAATATCTGCTGGGTTAATGATAAAAGGATTACTTTCTTCAGCTGCAGCTATGGTTGCAACTGGTGTATCATTGTTAGCAGCTTCATTAGGACTTTCAGTCCCAGCATTATTGATTGGTCTTGTTGCACTCGCACTGGTAGCTGGTGCAATGTATCTATACAAAGAATCAGAAGGATTTAGAGCCGCTGTCGATACAGTGGTAGATTACTTCATGGATATCATATCAACAATTGGAGATATCTTTGGTGGATTTTATGAATTCTTCGCTGGTCTCTTTACTGGGGACTTCGATAGAATGTTCCAAGGTGTTAAAGATGTCCTTGGTGGATTATGGGATTTGATGTTGACACCTTTCAAAGCAATAGGTGACTTCTTTAAAAATGTCTTTGGTTTTGATATCAAAGCATGGTTAAAAAAGAAAGCAGAGTCATTTGGTTTAGGTTGGTTAATCGATGGTGAAGAACCCAACGAAAAGGTTGAAGCTATGACTAATGGTGCTGACCCTGCTAAAGCTAATGACATGAAATATGCTGACGAAGACATAAAGCAGGAATCCATGGATTACATGGCGGATATTAATGCAATGTCGGATGAAGAACGGGGTGCAAGATTCGATGAACAAATTGCTCGTAGAGAGGAATCATTAAAGAAAGCAGAAGCAAAATTAGCAGAACTGAAAAAGAAACAGGAAGAGAAGCCTGAATGGAGTACGCTTGATTATACAGACCAAATTAAAAAAGCTGAGGATAATGTTCTTTTCCGCCAAAAAGACGTAGACCAAAGAACAGCAGACAAACAAAACTTCTTTGACCCCGAAAGACGAGAGTATGACGCACTCACTAAAAGACTCTTAGGAGATGGTGAAGCCCTTTCAGACGAAGAATCAGCAAGGCAGGATGAACTTTTTGAGAAGATGACTGCGAACAGCAGGAATGGCTTGGGACAGTTCACTGCAGAAACGGTAGCGGCAGAACAAGGTCGTGCAGGCCTGTATGATGATGGGGGCATCGATAGATTCGGTGGGAGAGAGAGAGGCGAGATGAACGCTGCTGATTTGGCTAGACAAAACTACTTAAATAGAGCAGGTGCAAGTGCTGGTGATGTCGCAGATGCAACTCAAGGAGTTAGAGACGGTGAAAGACAAGCATCGCAACAAGTAGCAGTAACCACAATCAATGCGCCAACAACGAATGCGTCTAATACTAATGTGAGAGGTACAAACCCAACACCTAGAGATACAGACCCTACTGGTTCCCGTCTAGCAGCTGTTCCCGCTTAAACTTATTTCGATTATACTTGGTTCGGTCTCTCTGAACTTTGTGACCGTATGGAGTGTCTTTTACAAACAGTTCTTTGAAAGTCCTAGTCTTAGGTTTCTGTGGTATTCTTTTAGTAGACATGACATTACGTAATCCAACGACTAGCTAGTTTTGCACGAACATGTTGTTGTTCTGCTTTTAGTTTATCAAGATAGTTACGTCTCTTGCGTTTTTGATTTGCTTCATGACGTTTCTGATTAGGTTTCTGATAATACTCTCTATCTCTAACCTCTTGGACAATACCTGCCCGTTCACACGATTTCTTGAAACGTCTGAGTAGTTGGTCAAAGGATTCTGTCTTATTCCTTTTCTTATCGTGTTTTGGTGTTACTTGTGGCATAATGTTTATTTATAATGTAAAAAATTTGTAAAAGGTGTAAAGTCGCCCCACGCATTACTGCTACCCGCTCCTTACCGACAAACCCGCTCCTATTTTAGCTGTCTGCCTTTCCCTAACTAAGTACCCCCTCAGATTTTTATCCACGGTCTTAGTTCTAACTGGGTGGTGCACTCACTTGGTAAACATAATATAGTCACCACCCCCCGAAGCTTACAACTGACGATTACGAGTCAGAGGCAAGTTTCTTAAAGTAATCCATAGCGTCTTCTGAGTCATCATCGGATGCTGATTGGATTACTGGAGCCTCAGCAACAGGTTCCTTGTTTACGTCAGACCATGGCACTTCTTCCATATCTTCTGCAACGCTTTCTGCTGTTGAGGTTGCTGTCGCACCAGTTAGTCCTAGAACACGATTGAACTTTTCCTTCAGTTCATCATAAGACTTGAACTCACTAGGCGAGATAACGTCCGATAAACTATGCATAGAAGCAACAACTTCATTTAGTTTATCTTCATCTTCAAACAAAGGTGCTGGGTCACTAAACTCAGATTTGTCATAGTTCCAGTAGCCATCTACTTTCCTAATCTTAATCTTGAAGTTAGCGCCTTCGCCTCTCAAGTCGAAAGGATTGATTGCTTTCTCATCTTCAAATGCTGGTGAGATTGCTTCCTTAAGAGCTTCAAAGATTTTCTTACCGTAACGGTATTTGAAAACTTTGCCTTCGTTATCGGGGTTCTTCGGGTCTGAAACAACATAGACATTTGACATGTAATGAAGTCTACGCTTCTGTTTACGTGCAATCTCTTTGTTTGCTTCGATTCCAGTATTCCACAACTGAGAGTTGTATTCACTGACGGGGTCTTGTTTATTAAGAGTCGTTAGAGACTTCTCAATATACCAACCGCCTGGGCCTTGAAATCCGTGGTCAAAATAACTGACCCATGGCATTTCTTCGCCTTCGGGAGTTGGAAGGAAACGAACTACTGCGAAACCATTACCTGTTTTATCAAGTTCGGGTTTCCACATCGTATCGTCATTGTAGGATTTTTTTTCACCCTGTGCTGGGCCTGAAGCAGATTCCATCGCTGCTCGTAGTTTATCTAATGATGAATTTGACATTGTATTCTCCTATTTTATTAACAATTATATCGCATCTTATCGCATTGTATCGGACTCAAGACCTTCGCCTAGAATCCACCTTTCACTACTTTCATAGTAATATAGTTTATTATACTCTACCTTTACGATATTTGTAAGAGGGTTTTTGATAAAAACCTCTACATCTTTGAATCGTTCAAGTAGAGCAATAAACTGTGAACGCTGAGCACTTAAGACTCTGCTTTCACTATTGTATTTATGTCCGTAATTTAAAGTACCTTCATATTTATTAGAGTAATTTTCAGACTCCAATGCATTGAATCCTGTCAATGTGATTTCCTTCTCACCATTAAGCATAGCATATCCTAGTGCACTCATTCCACAAAAGAGGTTCTTGAGTTCGGGATAATTATACATAATAATGTTCTTCATTTGGGGGCTGCTTAAGCCAAGAAAAGTAGTCTCAACTTCATCCCCCTGTATTACTAGATACTCATCATTCTGGCGGACGGACTCGATAATTTTAGTATGTCCGAAACCCATCTTTAATGATTCCAATATACTAATGGGCATAACATCCCAATTACCTACCACCAACTTGTTTGTATCAGCGTAACCACTTTCAACTATCTCTGTCTGTACAGGTATGTCTACGGCAAACAAAAGTTCGGGTCGTGCATGTTTAACTCTGTTACGATAAACCGCATTACAACCCCACCATCTTGTTTGGGGTATCTCCCGTTCTGTTCCGTTACCTACTATTGTGAGCATAGTTCTATTAATATCTTTTTGTACTGGGCATGGTCATAGTTTATGAATGCTTTGTACTTTCTGATTTGGTTATGTACATCGGGATACAAGACCTTCTCCGTTATCAACCGTTCCCAATCTGCAGTGAATCCTATGATAGCATCCATAATACAAATGGTAGGTAAACTTATTTGTTTACTTAGAAAGGACTTTAGTAAACGTGGATGTTGTCCCTTATCAACCCTTAGTACCGTATCAATTTTGTAATGTTTTAAAAGCGTGCCAACTTCTGTCTC